GAGAACGAGTATAATCCATGAGTATTTCAAAATCAAGTCTACTCATCACTGCATGAGTATCATCAATTAGTATCAGGTAGGTTGGCGGCTGTTGCCAACACATCCCATAAGGATGCGTCATCGATGGAATAATATTATCTTTATTCATTATTGTATTTATTTAAACGTTTGCCTGATGGCAGGCAAACGTCCGGTTATTACTTTCTAAAAAACATATCTCCGCTTATTGATCTTGCCGTATCATCATTCGTCAAGCGAATGTACCTGAAGAAGTTCTGTTCTGTCTTATGCCCTGTAAGTCGCATTATCTCTAGCGTCTTCATTCTTCCTGTCAAATAAAGGTTTGTCGCGGCTGAACGACGTGCGGTGTGACTACAGATTAGTTCCCACTTCTCTTTTGTCACAGTCTTTATTTTACCACCTACTGTGTATGAGTAGGTAATCTTATCTGTCAATCCAATTTCGCGCATGATCAGTTTAAGATATTTGTTAAAGTACTGAATGCAAAGTCCGTTAGGGATATTACCACCATACTTGGCTATAATCTCGCGAACATAATCATGCATTGGAACCTTCACGGTGACATTGGTCTTCTTTGTACGCTTCACGATAAAATCGTTCTGGAAGTTGTCAAGCGTCAGCGTTGAATAGTCCGAATAACGCAATGCTGTCAAGCAACCAACAACGAACAGATCACGTATCTTCTCCTTCGCCCTTCTGCTATCCTGTTTCCTGAACTTATAATAATAGATGCGCGTAATCTCATTCATGCTCAAGAAGACTGCAAAAGTATCTTCCAGATGCAAGTCTATTTGATTATAAGTAGGGTCGACGGCATAATTGTACTGTGAAGCCTTGCGAACCATAGATTGTAATTTCATAATGTAACCTACAATCGTGTTATGCCGCAAACCAACATTCTCAAGGTAAATGATAAAATCTTCAATGAACTCTTCTGTGACGGAATTGGTGAATATGTCACAATCGTATTCTGCGGAAAAACTGTTTATATGTCCTATCAGGGCACTGTAAACAGCCAGTGAGTTTGACGGCTTGCGCCGTGATTTCCTTTCAACTGTTTCCCGGATAAAGTCTGAAAGATAAATTCCTTCAAGAGGCTTCGATTGCCGGAAGTGATTGATATAGTCCTTTCTTGGCTTTGCCTCACGGACCAAATGTGATACTGCTAATACTGCTTTGGCTGTTCATTTTTATGTCATTAGTTATTCTTCTTTCTTATCCGGTATCCACTTTGTGGTTACCACCGCTTTTAATCTTCCGCTACCTCCACAGACAGGGCACGTGTTTCTCACTGTTTCGTTACGTTCTCCCAATGCTAGAATCCAACCGTTACCGTGACAGTTACTGCACTCAAATCCGGTAAATGTCTCCATTTCATAAGGATGTTCCTTTGACAATAAAGGTGGAGTAATCAATAAGGTTTGTTGTTTCTTGCTCATAAAGATTTCAATTTTCGTGCGACATCTGTCACTAGTTGATCAAACGCATCATTATATCCATCTTCATATTCTGCCGTTACAGGAATCATACCCGTGTGATCTTTCCGATGGATGATGAGCGAAACCGGAAGTTTGCTCTCATAAACTTGTGCCACCAAAGCGGATGCCAACGGTGGCACAAGTCTCATTTCATCAGTTCGCTTTTTCATCCTTGAACTCGGATTTTTCTTCCGGTGCAGTATAAGGATAGACATCCATGATAGCCGTCTCCGTCACCGATGAAACTTGGTATTCTGCCATCGTGCCTTTCATTCCAGCATCAAGGTTCTTCTTTGCACGCCCCAAGTCAGAAGCCTGTACTAATACATAAGTAGAGGTGCGTTTCTCTGCTCCGCTCTTTTCATCTAATGTGATAAAGCTTAATTTGCATTTGAACCAAATGTCATCAGCTTCATCATCACTTGGAAACAGCTCACTGTAATTTACACGTTTTATATCCGATACTGTAAATTCTCCGGATATAAATGGAGTCATCTCTTCGATAATCCGTGCTTCCGCTTCTGTAAAGCTGAGAGCATCCACCAGATAAGGTTCCGTTACTTTCTTCTGCATTCCGTTCTCCATTACCTTTTCGTAACGGATACGACATTCAAACCATGTGTGCATTCCCATAATTATAAATTGTTTAATTATTAATACTTGAGGTTATTCTTTCGCTTTTCAGGTTCCTCATATTTCCAGCCGTTAAGCCGGTAGCATTCTTTGCGTGCTTCTTCACTGGTGGGGAATTCACCAACCTTGTCTACCGTGACGATATCCCCTATCTCCAACCAGTGATAAACTGCCCACCGGCTACCGACGGGAGCATATGAGTATTTAGGACGCCTGATCTTCTTTCTTTGGTTCCACATAGAATGTTTCGTCTTGTACTACAACCATACCACATTTGGATAATTGCCCGGCAACTTCCTCCTTATCACGATCAGCAAGAAGACGATCCTTTGCCAGTTCCTCACTCACCCGGATATAACCGGGAAGAAATTCCTTCACCAGATTGGTGACAGATGCCCAGGTAAAGCCTTTGACATTCTTAAGTTTCGGAGTTCCTGTACGGAAACCGAATGTCCCATGAGCACTTTCGTAACTTTTACGTTTGGAGAACAACTCTTCACGATATTCCGTAGCGAATGTCTGCATGATCTCGAAGTTCTTTTCCCGGATAGCCTGTTGTTCTGCTAATATATCCGCATATTTGTCACGAATACGGGTGATCTCCATATCCATTTTACTCTGGATATTCTGCACCTTGGCATCCGCCGTTGCAAATTCACTGAAGGCGATTTCCGCCTGCTCCGATGTAATGCCGGAGATCACTACTTTTTTAACTCTTGTCTTTGCCATAAAACTTGTTTTTTGATCGTTTATACTATGTTGATTCAGTACTTTATATTAAATCTTTCGCTGCCGCCCGGTCCGGGACGACGTTTCTTTTCTTCTTCCGTCAGTTCCGAGGAGGATTTCAATAGAGCAAGACGGGTACGGTTCATTTCGATACGGGTATTCAGATTATTCCAATCTTCCAGCAGTCTGTCTGTCTCTTTCGAAGGCTCTATCAGGTCGCGTTCCATCAGAGTATCAAAGAGGGTACTCCACCGTTCTTCATCCCGGATGATCTGTAATTCAAGTCGCTGTGCCTCCGACATGCGGTAGGACATGCAGTAGTCGGATTCATTATTCATGTTCCGCCTCCTTTCTGTTTAGCCTATGTTCTTTTACTACAACACTACGATTCAGTTCACGCTTGCTGTAATAAACATTCAGTCCCTTCTGATATCCCGTTATAAATCCGTTGTCCGCCCAACGTTTGATAGTAGTCTTGCTGCATCCGATATATTTGCAGGCATCTATCTGCGAAATCAAATCATCAGTAGAGATGTCTTCAACTCTTTTCCGCTTGGTTGCAGATATTTTTTTCTGTAATCCTGCACGGCGTTCCAGACGTTCCACACGTCTCAACAACTCCCTAAATTCTGAAGCGGTTATAGTGATCATCTCTTCTACCGGTTCAATATCATCTTCCTGTTCATGATCCGGAATTAGTTCGTCCAGCGTCAATTCTCCTTTCAAGAATCGTGCTGCGTCACGACAAGCATAATAAATACCTTCACTACGGTCTGCTTCTGCCACACCTGCTACATACTTATCGAAGACACTTCGTTCATTCAGTCTGTCACTGAGAACCGAGGCCTGTTCCAGGCTAACGAGATCACCCTTCTTACGAAGAATGGCAACCGCCTTATTTATTTCCTGATTCTTTCTCATGATCTTTTGTTTTTAGATTTATTGTTTTCGTTATATGCGATGGCTTCCAGTTGTTTCTTGAATGCTTTTAACTCAGACGGATACATCTCAGACACATTCTTTCGTGAGGCACTTTTGCTGCGGGCAAAGACATTCAGCTTAGCGATATTCATTTGAAATTCTTCCTGTGTATCATTTGTGTATCCCTTATTTAGAAAGGAAATCTGAAAAGACAAACAGAAAATAGCCTTTACCAACTTCTTCGCTTCCTCACGTGCTTTTTCAGCCTGATCCTCGTTGAGTGATGCTAATAATCTGCGAGCTTCATCGAAAGAAAGCTCTTTGCTGCTCTGCGTTCTCCCGTCCGTAAAAGAAGAAATGCAGTCGTGACGAGCATCATCGTCCATACCAATTCGATGAAAAGTAGCGTGCAAAGCCTTCATCTGTTGCGGACTGATTGCTTTATCTTTTGTTGTTCTCATAACTCTAACTTTTATTATCGTTGATATTTATCTCCCCAGTATTTTTCAGCTTCTTCTGGCCATACGTCAATCTGCATTTTTGGTCCGTTGAACCGCCCCTTGCTGAAAGCCCTGTATCCTTCTACGTAAACTTTCTGGGAAGCATCGTACATCACGCTACGGGCACTACGCCCGGAAGGAAGCTTTCCATCCGCATGGCTTACGAAAATAATCAGCTTGTCTTTATGCTTTTCCTTGAAGGTGATATATTGCTTATACGTCATCTGCGTATACTGGAAACTGTCAATCACCACAATTCCCGGAGATTTTCGTCGCAACAGTCGTTCACTCAAATCTTTCATCGGCTCATTGTCAAGAAGAAGAAACCGACGGTTCACTTCCAGCATTCCGCATCGTAACAGTGTGTTTTTCATTGTCAGGCTGACTCCCTCTTCAAGACTATCATTAATTACCCGTTCAAACTGACACAAGTATTTGCAAAGCTGCACTACAAAAGTGGTCTTTCCATTTCCTGAGTTTCCCCAGACTATCCAGATACCTTTCCGTTCAGGCTCGCCGAAAGCGTCATACCATTCATCCCGAAAAGGGAAAGTCTCAATCTTCGTAGCCAATAACTCGCTCACCGATTTGGCTCTCCCCATTATTCCGCTTCTCCTTTCCTGGCACGTGCATCCATGATACGTTTGCGGCTATGTACACAGCGTTTCACCCGTCGCAAGTCGTTCTCGCTAGCCTCTGCGTCTTTCAATACTTTCTTTATTTCCGCTTCGTCCGTCAGCCCGTTAGCCTGGCAGATGGCGTGAATATCGTTTTGGGTCGTGCTTTTTACCTCGAAGAAACGACGGCCAATACGGCTGTATATTTCCTTATAACCCTTCTTGTTATAACGGAGCCCATTCTCCAGGCGACGTTTGATATAGTTGGTAGAAAGGAAAATGATTCCCGCATGACCTTCCAAACGATTATAAATGGAAATGAAGTAGTTGAATACACTATCCGTCAGTTTGTCGCCTTCGTCGAAAATAATAAGCGGATTACCTAAAAAGGCGATCATGGAAATGGCATACTCCAGCATATCCCGAAGATTGGTCCCATCGGTAGGAGCGCCCACCTGTTTGGATATCTCACGTACGAAATCGCTTTTCTTCATGTCTTCGGAGCAAAGGATATAAAAAACGTTCCGGTGCTTCTTGCGATAGTCGATAGCAGCGGTAGTCTTTCCGCACCCAGCATCCCCTACAATCCATGTGACGTTCTTATACATCTGTGCATCAGTCATCATGAAGGATATTTCTTTGAAGGCTACGCTTTCGTGAATCTCCCAACAATCGAAACTGAATCCGATCTGCGTGGCAATGCGAATGAACATGTCGTCAGAGATATTGGTATATTTACTGTTCACTATGGTAGATACAGTGGCGGCACTCACACCGTTCAGGCTTTCAGCCGCACGGTTACGGGACAGGTAGTTGTCACAGTAGGCACTCAGTGCGTCACGGATAGCATTCTTATGCTCAAGGCTTAATTCTTTCATTGTTTCGTATATTGTTTAAACTGTTATTTTTCGTCATTCTAATAGCGTTCAAGGCAGTCGATATCATCAAATGTGAGATTGGAAGTCACTTTGGTATATTCTCCGGTAGTGGAATATGCCAGTTCCGTGCCGTCATCCTCTTCCTCAATCGCCAGTTTTTCCGGCAAGGATATGGGGGACTGTAGCGTTCCAGCTTCATATTTCTCACGTACTTCCTCCATTTTCTTTTCGCTCACATTCTTCGGTTGCGGAGTAGAGAGGTTAAAGAGTTCGGCTGCGATGGATTCGTCCAGATCGAAATCTTCTGTGCTGAGTTGGATCAGCGCCATTGTCTCCTTATTTTGGTCGACAGTTCGACGCATGAAGGAAGTCTGATCAGCGGTTCGAGTCTGTGTGTCACGGTTG